GGTTTAATATTTTCGGTAGGTCTCATACCATTAGCTGCAAAGGCTAAATCACTTTGACCATATTCTGGATAAGCTGTTACTACCATGTTACCTCCACCTATTTGATTAGATGGAAAGTTTTGTGGTCTTGCTTGTTTTAATCCTTGAGGATCTCCGCCATATACTTTAGGATCCAATTGTGGGTGCTTAGGTTCGTACTCCGAAATATGAACTAAAGAACCGTTCCATTCTCGAACCATTTCGGTATACGGGAAGGCTTGACCTGACCGGTCAGATATCGCTTGTGATCTTTTTCCTCTTGCAAATGCCTGTGCCATTAGTCCCTCGTTGGATAATAAGTTGATGGTGTAATAAATACTGAAGTTCTTTGACCGTCTTCATCTAACGCTCTTTTTAATTCATCTTCGTAATATAATTTTAAAGCTTCTGTTTTTTGCGGAGAATACTTTAGAGATAGATAAAAAGCTAAACCAGAAATCATACAAGGGATAAATCTAAAAGGTAAATCCGCATTGTTTCCATAAGCTCCTGCATCTTCAATTCTTTTTAAAGTGTAATATTTTAAATAGGTATAAGTACTTGCATCGGGTGTTTGATACAATGTAATTGTGGGTGTCAATTGACGATCAACGTAATATTGTGACGGGGTACCAGTAGAACCTTTATTAGGTAATGCTGCATAAGTAGATCGGTCAATCTTTGTTAAAGATATATCTGTATAATTTCCACTACCAGACCCAGTTGAAATATATGCTTCTAGAACATCATTAGTAGATGTTGGAGTTGTATAAGTTGAAGTACCATTAACAAGGGCTACTTCTTGAAGTTCGGTTTTCCATAAATGGATCCCTCGATTTCCCCACTCTGAAAAAAGAATATTTAAAGATGTTCTAGCTTTTTTAAGATCGTATCCAGAATTAGTTTGTAGGCCACATCTTTCGTACGCTTCTTCTACAATATCATCGATTGTAAGATTGAATGCTGTAGTTCCTGATGTTGCCATTTACACATATCCTTTATTTTAGTTTTTTACTTTATCTTTAGGTTTTATATTCATTAATTTTTCTTGTGATACCTGTTTAATTTTGTCAGCTGCTTTTTCTGATTTATTTTTCATATACGCTTTTGCCATACCCCCTGAATTATATCCTTTTATCTTCGTTCTAGGGTCTCCAACGTTTTCTTTTCCAACTACTTTGGCAATAGCCTCTTGTCTTGTTCTTTGAAATCTTTCTTCTTTCATAGGATGTTCATAGTTTTTCATTTTCTCTTTTTTAGTCATACCACCTGATTTCATTTTCATGACAGGTGATTTACCAGTCATAGCCATTTTTTTATGCATTCTTATTTTTTCCATTTAAAACACTCCTTTAAAGTTAGTTCCTTTGATAGCGATTCCGCCACCTTTCATTTTCTTTGTCATGCCTTGGGGTTTAGTATTTTCCATTCTTTTTTCTTTTTCAGAAAAAACTTGTTGAGGACTTCTTCCTTTTAATCCTTTATCACTTATTCTACCTGAGCCTTCTTTAGAATAACCTCCTGGAACTTTCATAATAGAGCCTCCTTTAGAAAAAGAACCTTCTTTTTTGGCAAGATCTGTAACACTGATATCATCGTAACCAGTTTTTCCTTTGTCCATAATTTTTTGAGCTTCAATTGAATTAAGAGCATAAGGAAAAGATCTTCCAGTTCTTTTTTGAAATTTAGAAACCATTTCATATTTAGCCCCTCTTTTATCTAATTTTTTGTTAAACTCTCTCCTTTCATTGTCAAATTTTTCTCCTGGATTAATTTGACCTTTATCTTTTTTCTTAGCTTCACCACCTGTTTTCATTTTTTTATACTGAGAAGATCTTCTTTCTTCTCTTCTTTCTGCTGCATCTGCATCATCAAAACCTTTCATTGCTTGTTCTTTAGAAATAACATTACCTTTTTTATCGGAATAAATAACACCACTGTTATCATCTGTCATATAAACTCTGTTTGGTTTCTTTTTTGGTACAATTCTTATTGGCATTATTTACTCTCCTTACTTGGTTTTATTTCTTTTGGTTTCAATTCTTTTCCTTTATAAGTTGGCTTAGGTCGGTATATTGAATACGGAGACCGGTTTAAACCATCCTTTTTTAAAAATCTTTTAAACATATTTCATTTTTGTTTGATTTATAATACCACCAGATTGCTTTTTTGCAAAGGTAGATACATTACTTGGTTTAGGGCCACTGTTTGGGGCTTGGCGCTTTCTGGCAACAGCACTTGCCTTTTGCGAGCTTGTCATCCGTGTGGCTTTTGCAAGGGGTACGCACTTTGGGTACTTCCTCTTTGAAGAGCCACTCGCAGTATCTCTCCCACAAGGTTGATAACTTCCATTTTTTCGCTTTGCTCCAATATCTACCCATTTTTCTGAAAACCATTTTGTTAGTCCTCCCTGTTTCATACCTGCTGGCACACAATTAGGTACCATCTTGTTTCCTTTTTTCTTCATGCCTTTTTGGACATAGCCTTCCCAGCATGTTCCTCTTTTAGACATATTTAAACTTTGTTGTATTTATCACTTTCCCTGTTTTAGGTTCAGCTGCTTGTTGTCTTCTGTTAAATTCCATGTCTGTTTCTGACTTCATTCTAACAGCTCCCCCAATATACATTTTTTTCGGTCCCCAGTCTTTTCGTTTCGTACCGGATGGATCTTTGATTTTACCCGCACAAATTTTAGACGCATATGCGTTAGCATATGCTGACGGATATACTTTAAACTTTCTTTTAGCGGCCGCTTTGCCTCTTGCACATAGTTTAGTCATGCTTATTGAGCCTTTTCCTGTTATATAACTTTTTAGACTTTATCAGTTTTGGACGGTATCGTCTAGTCTGTAGGTTTTTTGCTACTGGGTTCTTTCTAGGCATATTTTATTTCTGCCTGGTTCTAATACAGAAAAACCATATTTTTCAAGAACCTTGTTAATTAATTCCATATCGTATTTAGGATAATCATCAAATACAAATCTAGTCCCTTTAACAGATCTATTTGCAAACCAAACTGCTTCTGTGATCACATCTTTAGTCATATGCGGTCCATCAAAGTGAACAAAGTTAAAATACTCTAAATGACTATTTTCATTCATGAACTCTGTATCTGTCATTTTAATAATATTAAACATAGGGTAATTTTCAAAATCTTTTACCATTTGTTCATACATTTCATCTGGATAGGTAGGAGCAACTCCTTTAGGAAAACCTTTCCACGTTAGATTTGGTTGATTATCACAATGTTGATATACTCGATCTCCATAAGGATCTATTCCAAAATGCATATAAGGAAGACCTTTTAATCTTTCTTTAAAAACATCCATTATTATTTTTGAACCAAGTCCTTCACGGACACCTATTTCACAAGAATAAAATCTATCTTTTGAATTGTATACGGGAGCTGTTTCGCACCATTTTTTTAGTAGTTCGTAATCCGAGCTGTCGCCTTTTATCATTAGTTCCTTTTCTAGCACCTCTTAATTTGCCTTCTACTTCTTTTGGAATCTGTGATCTTGATATCGGCATTAAACTAAATCGGTTGCTTTTCCTATAATTGGTTTGTATTTAGTTCTACCATCTTCTTTAAAAGCTCGCAAGAATTGTTTTCTTCCTTTTTCTGAAACATAGCTACAATGGACCCACCCACTGTTAGGTTCTCCTGGGACATAAAACTCTAAAATCATTTGATCAAAATCAAGGTTTTTATAAATCCAATCCGCCACTTCCGCATTATCTTTACCAGGACATTCAAAATCACAAGCCTCTGCTTTTGTGTGTTGACTAGTAATTGAACTACCTATTTTAAGACAAAGATCAGGAGATCTAAATCCACTGGTCACGGACACTGGACCAAAGTGATCACGTACTGGCTGCAAAATATTTTCACACAATAATTTTAATTTTTCAATTTGATTAGCATTAGGATTGTTATCCACTCCTAATCGTACAGCAGTATCCGATTTAATTAGCTCTTGTAATGTAAAATTACGGGAAAGGTTCATTATTTTGGTTTTATAATCTTGTTTATACTTATACTACCATCAATATTTTTTTCAAGCTCTGCTTCTACCTCACCACACATAAATTGTTTATTATTCATGTCCATATTACGTGTTGCTTCTCTTTTCATCTTTAAACAAGTAGATAAACTATCTTGTATTCTGTGTTCTACAAGTTCACCATTTATGAATAAACACAATGCAAATACTAATTTTATCATTAATGTCCTCCATTACCATTTGCAAACTTGATATCTCTTGTTGCATCCTTTAATTTTTCAATATCTTTTTTTAATTTTTCAATTTCTTTTTCATGACTAGATAACATTACACCTGTGTGTACATTTGCTTCTAACATTTTTTGCATCTTCTCTATTTGTGTTGCCTGCCATTCTAGGATCATGAACTGCTCCTGATCGATGGGTTTTTGAACACTAGCCTCTAATAAATCTTTTTCAAACAACTGATTTTTAGTTTCAAGACGATTGAGTCTTTCAATAACACCAAATGCAAACCATGCACCGACACAAACAGCTGCGATCAGTCCAATTAAATTACGTAATGGAAGACCAATATTTGTATTATCTGATATTTTTACTGACATTAAATACCTTGTAATCTAGGGTCGTCAGAAGTGATATTCTTTTTTGCTTTAGGTCTAGAAATAGATTCTTTACTTCTTTTTCTAAGAATAGCTACTGCAGATTCCTGTTTTCTTCTACTGTCTACCTCTTTTTTTAAGTCCCATTTAAAATTCATTTTTTTCTCCTGTTAAATAGATTATCTATTTTTTCAAATATTTTGTCTATAGCTCCAAAAAATTTATATAACCATTTATCAATCATTTTTTTTCCATTTGATAAAACATTTTGTCAGAATCTTCTGTAACCATGTCACTAGCTTCCGCATCCCAGTAAGTAGTTTGGACTTTATAGTCAGGCCAATTTGTGTCAGTAGTAAAACTATTAACGTGCCACAGAATACGATTATTAGGCTGAGCTGCATAATTCCCGTTATCAAGAGCCAGTATATGTGCACACTTATGTTCTTGAGGTATTTCAGAGTGTTCAGTATTGAGAATATTAGTTTCTGGATGAGCCCAGTCAACTGTAAATAAATATTCTCCATGATAGAACTTTTTATCTAATCCTAAATATTTACCTTTTAGACCAGCCAACCAATCAAAGCAATGCACAGAAGGATAATAACTAAAACAGTTCCACAATTCCAATTCGTGCGTCTGCATATTCGGCACATCGGCTCTGTCATACGATTTTTGGAAAAACGCTGAGATAGGCAAACGCCAAAAGCACGCACCATTCGGTAACATGATGTTAAATAAGAGTGCGCGACCTGAAATAGAGACAAGACCAAAGATAACGCAGTCTTCAGACTCTCCGTGATGTTCTTTAAGATCATAAAGATACTCCTTTCTTATTTTGCAATATATAGGCGGTATGTTTGAATTTAAATAAGCCATTCATATTACTTTAAAATTAAAACTATTAAAATTGCTAATAAAATAATACCATGCATTTCATTTGGTGTGGCTATTATTTTTGCATTTATTCTTCTCCAAATTTCTTTTAATTTATCTAGCATCTCCATCTCCTTCTAGCTTGTCTTATTCTTGAATTAGGATCATTTCTAGTTTCTGCACTAGATCTTTTTAATTGACCTAAAGATCTTGCACAATATGATTTTCTTCTAGCTGATCTCTTTGGTCCAGGGTCTTTTTCAGTTACTGCTGTTTTTAATTTAGAACCTGGATTTTGTCTTCTGTAAGCCATGACACCTTTTTGTGTCATACCTGCACCAGATTTAGTAGATCGGTAATTACCTTCACTTTTTCTTCGAGAAGGCATACCCCCATCTTTTAAAAGAATTGGACTTGTTCCTTTTGATTGTATGCCTACTCTACTCATTTAAACTCTTAGCCCGCAGTTAAGTTTGGTCCTGAGTATTTATCAGTCAATAAAGTATATGCTGTAACTTTAGTTTTTGTTTTACAGAAAATACCTTTTGGAAATAAAATACCATCTTCAGGAAATGAAAAGTTAACTACATCTCCGCTTGGGACATCGCCAATGAATAAAGTGTCTCCTGAATTCGACGTAGTCGTTAACTCTAGTAAACCTGCACCTGTGCCATCTGATGCAATAATAATTCCTCTCAATCTTATAGGTTGAGCAATTATTGCAGTAGCTCCAGCAGCAGCATCTGATCTAGTAGCTTGTATATCACTTTTATAGCTCATTTGTGCTCCTTGTTTTGTGGCTCCCGAAGGAGCCACGATTAATTATAATTATGCTACTGTAGCAATTGGTGAACCAACAAAACTTGCCATCCAAGTTGAGTTAGTACCATCGTCAGATACACATGTAACTCTTACTCTTGATCCAACAACAGTTGAGTTCACTAGAGTTAAAGTGTCTCCTGCGTTGTCAATTGTAGGATTAGCTGCAACACCACCAGTTAATTGTAGTGTAGCAAACCAGTTTGATACACCAGCACCTGGTAATACAAATGTTACAGTTTTAGCTGCACCCACAGCAGTTGTTACGATAAAATCATAAGTTGTTCCTACATTAGCTGTGCTTAATGCAGGCATGTTAACAACAATATCATCAGTTCCGTCAATTTCAAAAACAGTTCCTGATTGAGCAGTTGTTAAAGTAGTAGTCACAGCAGCTCCAGTGTTTAGAGTTGCGTTGTCAACAGTTGTTCTGAAATTAGGTCTAGCGTCGTACGTAGCCTCAGTTGTAATCGCACCTGTTGTAGTATTTTTTGTTATGGACTGAAAACCGTTTTCCGATCTTACTGGTCCTGAAAAAGTAGTATTTGCCATTTTTAGCTCCTTTGTATAGTTTATATTTTGTAGTCTCTATACCGTCTGCCTAGTCAGTCTACAAAATAATTTTTTCTAGGTCTTTTAATTATACATAAAAAAAGGGGCGAAGTAAACTCCGCCCCTTTTTATAATGATTATGTAATTAAAAATTACGCTGCACCTGGAGATCCGAAGATACCTCTAGGGTCAGAGAAGCCGAAGCTGTATCTTTCTCTAGCTTTGTATCTAACGTTACCAGTGTCAAAATCACCTTCCATTGCAGTTCTTAATGGTGCTCTAACAAAATGTTTTAGACCATTAGGTGCATCAGTCATGATGAAAAACGCATCAGTGTCAGTTAAGAAATGGTTGATTCTATAACCTTCTGGAATCATACCCATGTTCATCATTGCATTGATGTCGTTATCAGCAGTACCTACTCTTAAAGGTGACTTTAAGATTCTCTCAGCAGTGAATTGTAATTCTTTTGGAATTATCAATTTTCTACCTTGAGTAGCGATTTTTAATCCTCTTTCATCAACGAACGCCGCAATGTCGATTAACGACTGTTCTAATGATGTTTCAGATAAATCAGCAGGTGTTGCTAACTCGTTTGCAAAAGTACCACCACTTACAAGTGGGTGTGCATTTGATAATAGAGGCTGTCCGTCACCGCCATTAGCAGTGTCGAAACCATTGTTCAAGACAGCAGCAGCTTTCACTTGTTTAGTGTTAGCCATTGATCTTGCCAATGCTCTAGTGTAACGAGCAGCTAATCTGTCGTACAAGTTATCTTCTACTGCTTCTTCAGTAATTGCGAATGCTAAAGCAATAGTCTCATGCGTATATCTTGCAGTGAAACTTTCTTTTGCATCGTCAAATACTACCGCAGCACCTTCTGTTTTAGTTGGTGCTCCACCGAAGCCAGATAACATTACTTCCTCTTCGAAAGCTCTGTCAGAAGACTCTGTAGTAAAGATTTCTGCGTGTTCATTTTCATATCTATTATACTCCAAGCCGAATAAGGCATTCAAACCTGGTTCTAGTTCTTTAACTAGTTGTGCTCTACTTATAGCCATAGTTTTATCTCCTTATTAAACTGTTAGACCTTCAACTCCACCTTTGTATTGGTGAGCGTTGATTCTAACGAGTACGTTTACGTTTGATACAGTTTGGTCACTGTTGTCAGGATCTTGAGAAATATCAATAGCCTGTAATACAAAAGTAGACGAAGAGTCTCCAGTTGATACATCTAATACTTCTTTAGATTGTCCTGATTGAGTGCTTCCAGCTGTTGCAACAATCGAATAGTTTGCGAATAAGTGATCAGTCGGAAAAGACTCATCAGCTTTAATTTCATAAACTACATTCGGATCGTCAATTACATTAGCAACGATATCATTCGCGCTAATGGTACCTGGATAATAGTTTTTCCAAGTAGGCTTTTGAGTAGTCGGGTCTGTATAGAAGACACCATTGAAAACTCCAACAACAGGGAAATCAGTTGCACCAGCTCTTTGGATAGTTCCATCAGTTGCTGCTTTAACTAAGTCGCCTTGGAATATTGCAGTACCATAGTTCTTCAATATTCTGTATCTGTTTTGTGAGTTATTAAACGGTGTACCACCTAACATTCTTGACGGTCTCAAGCCAAAGTTACCACTTTGATTAGCCATAATAGTTACTCCTTAGTTTGTTAGTTGTTAGTTTAATAACCCGATGGCCATTTCTAAAAAATTATTTTTTAGATCCACCACCGAAGGTTACACGAGATTGTCTATCAATATTGATAGGCATCTCTGGTCGTTGCTCCTTCATGAGGTCATGATCCACGGCATCCATTTGTCCTTTAGTTTTACCTCTAAAGTATTCTTTCCGTGACTCAACAATCTCTTCCGGTATCCTAGCCAACAATAGGCCACCAACCCCGATTATACCTGCGTACTTACCTTCTGAGTAAGATGGATAATCATTAGGACCGATTTGTTGTGATAACTCATCTGCTCTAACAAGTTCCCATCCTTCTCTGAGTTTTTTAGACATGTTTGCCGTGTCCTCAAAACCCATTGTGGTAGCTCTTAGCCAACGATGGACGAATCCAGCTGGCGGCGGAGGCGCATCTAGACTTGATGGTGGAGTCCAAGGTTTTTTTCGAACATCTTTTGCTCGAACCTCTGACTCGCGCGATAACGTTTTTATTTCTTTTGTCATATTTAGCTCCTATTTTACGTATTTCGCGTATTCTTCTGGTGGCACCCCTAATTTTTTAGAAATAGCTAACTGTGACTTGGTGAGTTTCACAGTTCGGCGTCCCGATTGATTACGCTGTGCGGAAGCAACGGTTTGGACGGGTCTCCTTTGCTCCGTAGTTGGTTGTTTTTCTTCAACCGCAAAACGACTCGGAAAATAATCTCTTAATCGTTTATTAAGTTGATTATAGTACTCATCGCTGTCTCCCGCAATACCCTCAGCCTTAATTTTTTTATCTAAGGCTAAAGCTGCGTCCGTCATCACTTCGTCATCACCAAACCAAGTATTTTGTTCAGCCCAAGCTTCCGCTCTAGGTGAAGGTAGTACTGGTGGATCAACAAAGTTTTGAGACTGTGCTTGACTTATTGGTTGAGAAACTTGTTGTGATGCTTTTTGCTGTTCTATTTGTTGTTCTCTTAGTATTTTAGCATTATTCATTCGCTCTTTTTCAATATTGATTGCAATCAATTTTTGATTAGCTTTAGCGATTTCAATTGCATCTTGAGATTCAATAGCTTTTTGCAAATAAGACTGAGCGGATGCTTCATCTGCAGTCACTCTAGCCTCAAATTCCCTTAAATAGTTTTCTTCTACTTTTGGAAATCTTTTTTGAACATCTTCGAATTGTTTTTGTAACCCTTTAGCATATTGAAGTGCAGCTTTTTCTCTTCTTTCTGCTTCTCTTCGTTTTCTAGTGAGTTCATTAATTCGTTCTTGATATGTATTAGCTGTTTTTTGAAGATTATCTTTTTTCTCTTCTGGCTGTTCTTCTGCCTCAACAACTTCTATCTTATCATCTTGATTAGCATTAACTTCAGTTCCATCTGGAATGACTTCTTCCGAAGGTAATTTTATTTTTGGTTCTTCTTTTGGTGTTTCCTCAAAAGAAATTTCTTTATCTTCAAAACCATCTGTATCTAAATCAACTTCTTTTTGAGATGGTTTTAATATTTCCGTTTCTGACATTGTATAGCTCCTTATTCATGTTAGTATGTATGTAGAATATCTTCTGGATTATCTACTCTTGCGATTATTTCATCATCATTTAAAATACGCACTTCACCGCCTTCAATTTTAAAACGGCTACCAGCATATCTTCCAAAAATGATCCAATCATTTGGTTTACACCATGGACCACTTGGAAATTTTTCTTTATCCTTGTAACAAAGATCTCCTTGTTTCAAAACTAAACCTACAACGGTTGTCATTTGAATTCGTTCTTGTGTTACATCAGAATAAATAATTCCGCCCTTTGTTTTTTGGGGACCAGAATAAGGTAATACCAACATTCGCCAACCAGTTGGTTGAGGAAGTTTTTCTAATGTCGATTTATCGATTGAGTTTTTATCTAAATAAAGTTTTTCAACTTCATCTTTTTCTTTGTACGCGTTTAACAATCCCTCTTTTTTAGCAGGGATCTCGCTCGTTGCCGAGTTAGTCATATTATAGCTCCTGTTTTTTTAGCAGGTCCCGAAGGTCCTGAAGCAGATCATTTAGTGATCTGATTTGTCCTATTATATATTGATATTGCTCCCATGTGTCAACACCAAAAATAACTTTAGATTCTAAAACTTCCTTTTTCTCTTTAATCTTTTTTTCAAGGTATTTTATTGTATCTAAATCCACAAATATTTTATTTTTTGCCGTTTGTTTTAATTAAATCTGTAGCTTTAATTCCATATATTGCTGCAACGACACTAACCCAAAGGGATACTATCCACCATGGCATTTCCTGAAGTTTCATAAAATATAAATCTAATTTAGCTTGGATCTCTTCATCTTCAGCAAATACGGAATAAAATAAAATAGCCAGTGGAGATGTGAGAACTAAAAGTACAAATTCGTCCTTCCAGTCGCCTTTTTGTGCTTCTTGAATCTTGCCAGTGTACTCAATTTCTCCTCGTTTCATCTTTTCTACATGGAGTAACTTTGCTTCTGACATTGCAACGTCAGCTGCTTTCTTATTTTTGTAAATTTCAGCTCCTGTTTTAAACGCCGTACCTATTAAATTCCAAGGAAACATTATTTGACTCCTGTAAATTTAAATCCTTTAATAGCGGCTCCATAACCTCTTATTCCGTCTGGTCTGTGTGGACAAGTCATCCCACCATTTTTTAATCCTTGTGGATTTGGGCCTCTTTTTGGTGGAGGACCTGATCGAACACCACCAGATAAACCACCTTTATTAAAATTAATTTTTATTGGATAGGGTTCTACTTTTCTTCTTGGAATAGGTATTTCGGATTGCGCAACATTAGCAGTAGTTGGTAAAATCAAAGGTTGATTATTTCCACCACCATCTCTATCGCCACCTATTGGAGGCATAGTTGTTTTTTGTTTTTTATCTCTGCTCCAATAAGGCTCTTCATCCATTTTATTTAATATAGTACGTCTTACAAATGTTCCGCTTCCAGGAATTACAGTACTTGCTAGTGCACCTGCGATTGCTGCTCCAACTTGAGAACTTGTTTTAGTCGAAGGACTAATAGTTTCTCTAGCTGTTTTTCTTTGAGTAGCTAAATCTTGTCTTGCTTGTGATGATATAGGTGTTGAATCTTTAAATTGTGCTGAAGGATCTCTACCTCTGCTTGAAGTCGTTGAGCTAGAGCCTGCCATAGAAGCACTTTTTGCTTGACTAGCTGCACTCCCCATATCCATACCACCACCACGTAGTTTAGTGACTTTTAAACTTTTAAGTTTTTTTCTTTTTTTCAACATTTTTTATCGTACCTTTATTTTTGGAAGCATAAAAGACCTGTTCAGCCTTTTTTCCGTACTTTTTTTTCATTGCTTTCATGATTTTTTTACCTTTTGGATTTAATGGCATTAGTTACCTCGTTGTCTTAGTTGTTGTTCTTGTAATTCTAAACGTTTTCTTTGAATTTCTTCGTTCAAAGTCTGTTTATCTTCGTCTAAAGTCTGTTTTGCACCAAATTTTGTGACATCAAACTCCATTTTTTCTTGTTGCTCTTGCATTTTACGTTGTAAATCCATTGCTCGAAGGTCAATTTCTTGTTGTTTTAGTTGAACAAGCGGATCTTTGTTCGATTGAGCGTAAAATTGACGTTCCATTTGAGCTAATTGTTCAGTTTCCATTGCAATTTGTTCTGAAACTTTGGATTCAAACAACATTGAGAACTCTTCTGGCTTCTCCATTTGTAATTTTTTCATTTCTTCGTTTGCAGTCATCTCTGCAAAGACACGATTTTTGACTTTTAGACCAACATGTTCCATTAAATGCCCTTGTAGCAAAGCATAAACTTGCGGATTGATCTGTACCATACGAGATTGCATGAAAGCCATGTGTGCTCTTAAATGTGCATCATGATTTTGTTCAGGAAAAGCTTTCGGTAACGTCATCCGTAACGCGTTAGAATTTTCTTGAGCAGGGTCTAAGGGTTTCGGAGGCTCAGGAGCAGGTTGCAATAGTGCTGGAATATTTTTTACTCCTAAAGATTCATACATTCTTCGATAAGCTTCATGTAAATTATGAATTTGTGGATTCGATTGTGCTAATTGTAACTCTGTTTGTGCCAGTTGAATTCTCTGTGCCATTGAAAAGATGTTAGGATCCGCAACAGGAATAATATCGATCTTGTCATCAAAATCTTGAACCTTAATAGTTCTTGATGCACCATAAACATCATAAGGATATTCAGGAGGCAAGTAACTTGCAAAGACATTTGCTAATAATTTAAATTCTTGCTTTTGTGCATAGTAACATCTTTTATGAATCGCAGACATCACTCTTGAACCACGTTCTAATAATGCAATCGTTGTACCAACCGCTGCAGTTTGATTTGCATCTCCAACTTGCATGTCAGCGATCATCGCAAACCGTTTACCTGCATCCACACAATAACCTAACAATTGATATAACGTAGGACTTGGTTCGGAGAACGGTAAAATTTGAAACTGGTCTTTAATGTTTCCTCCAGGAGCATCAACATCTCTAAACTCACCTGGTTGTAACGGTTCTGCATCATCTCTAATTCTTAATCCTCTAGATTTAAATCCAGCAGGTAAATTTTTTAAGGTGGCTGCGTCCAACAATTGTCGGAGTGCGGAGGTCGCTGCACGAGACAGACCACCAATCATATGGATTAGACCAAATCCATAGAAACCTAATCCTGGTAAAAATTTATAATGAACAAAATATTGTTTTTTGTTTTTGAATTCATCGTCCTCTTTGTAGTTTCGATAGATTGCTAAAATTTGCATCGAGTCTTCATCGATGGTTACAACATAAGGGATCTTAATACCATTTTCATCTTCATAACCTGGTAAATCCAAGTTTACATGCATTTCAATTAAATTATAAACATTGGTATTAATTTGAGTATTCTTCACTCCTTCAAGATCATTGTATTTTTTTTCCGTATCACTTTCTTTGACATACGGTTTAGGGAGTTCGATGTCTCGATAAAAACCAGAGACTTGTAATTTTCTTAAATCGTTTTCATTTGTTTTTAAAATTTGTGTAATTCTTTCTGCTTCGATTAAATCCGTTGCATTGTAAGGAACCACTAAATCTTCAGCAGGAATAAATTTAGAAATTGCTCGACCTAATAAAGAATCATAATAAACTTTTTTAAATGCAGAACCTGCAAGGGGTAAATAAAATAACATCTGATCATAGTCTGGCGTATACTCTTCCATCACATCCGAGATTTGATAATTCATAAAATCTCTAACTCTAATCGATTGTTGTTCTTTCTCCTCAGTCGGTGCTCCAACAATTTCAGTTCGTACAGGACCATCTGCAGGCAAAAGTTCTTTGTATGCTTGTGCTTGGAACTGGGTTGCGGATTCCGCTAACAGTGGATGCGTAACTCCTGATGCTCCAACAAAGGGTCTTGTTTGAGCTTCATATTTAAATCCTAACAAGTCTAAACCTTTAACATAATTATCGACCCAGTCTTTTCTAGACATGTTGTCGTTTTTATAATCTTCTAATAATTTAATAGCGAGGGCTTTTAAATCTTGTTCTTCAATATTCTCAGCTAAGTTTTGATAGAAAGTTTCTTCTTTGACTACTTCTTCTTCTCCAGCAAGTAAATTATTTTCTTCATCCACTACCGCATCTACTTCGGCTGGGTTTAACGGGTCGACTGCGTTATCTGATTCGGTAATTTCGATTTCTTCTTCCATTAATACATCCTTGTTGTTTTTCTACGAGCTTTGCCTTGACCTTTACAAACAATCCCACCTGTTTTTAAATTAACTCCTAATTCTTTTTTAGCTCCTTCCGCACCAATACCCCCTGAACCTGCTTGCTTCATTCTAAATTCTTTTAGTGCTGCAGGATCTGGAGAAGTAACTGTGGTTGCTAATTCTGCGACTGTTTTCATAATTACATATAATACTTTTGTTCCATTTGCAAACGCTCTTGGGCTTCGATGATTTCATCGAAATCCGCGCTCACAAAATTACCTTGCCTATATCTTAACACAGCTTGGGTCATGCTGTCGACATAGTCATCATGTTCCCCAAAAGGAAACGCTGCACACTCTTCAATTACTTCGTCTGCAAAGTTTTCTCCTTCTGGATAATACACCATTCCTGAAGAAAATACAGGGGATACTGCATTTATTCTAGCATGTTTATCTTTACCTCTTGTTGGAATAAAATCGGTGACTGGGATCCCCATCTTTCTTAATTCTTGAATTAATGGTTGTCCGGTTGCTTTTGCTTCAATTACTACTGTTTCAGGTTGCCAATATTTATACTGGTCTAAAGCAACTTCTTTCAAATCAGGAAAATCATATCGACCCTTCATCGCATCAAGTAGGATAAGTGCTGGTGCCCCGCCCTCCGAAGGATAGAATACGCCCCACGTAGTAATGGCTGAGTAGTCCGCAGTTTCTTTTTTCGAAAATGCAGTATCATAACTTTGAATCACATATTGTAAATTTGGTAGAGTTCCTTTCCATGGTCGCCACCATTCTCGTTTTATAATCGCTCCTTCTTCTGAAGTTGGGTTCTGCATATACTGTGCATTCCATCTTGTTACAGGAATAGATGCTTTAACTTTTTCTAATTCTTCTAACTTCCAATATTCAGGCCAAACAGGATTTCCTGATTCTAGGATTGCGGGGAACGAGATCACTTCCCAAGTATCGGCTTTCGGATTTGTTTGGGCTTTGATCAAACGCCCAGTGAGGTCGTCGGTTGCCCAACGAGTCATAACTACTACAATCGCACCCCCTGGTTGTAAACGTTGTCTTGGTCCTGATACATACCAGTCGTATGTCTTTTCCATGGCTGTCTCAGACATAACATTTTGTTCGGTGTGCGGATCGTCAATAATTAAAATATCAGCACCCCGTCCTGTAATTGCTCCGCCAACCCCAGCTGCGAAGTATTCACCACCGTGATTCGTTTCCCATCTACCAGACGCCTTAGAATCAGCAGCTAATTTTACATCTCTAAAAATTCTTTGGTAAGCTTCATCATCAACAATGTTACGAACCTTACGACCGAATCGTTGAGAGAGTTCGGCGTTGTGAGAAACTTGCATTAATTTTGCATCGGGACGGAGTCCCATAATCCAAGCAGGAAAATAAACAGATGCAAATTCGGATTTCGTATGTCGGGGAGGCATGTTGACGATCAATCTTTTAATCTTGCCTTGAGCGACCTTAGTCAATTTGTCAGCAATAATTTGGTGGTGCCCCCAGTCAGAAGGTTCCTTAGCTTCTCTGCAAATAAAATCTGGCCACACCCCTTTGACAAACTGCAGGAAATTTTCCTTAGCATCAAAAATTTTTTTGGCTTCTAATAATTTTTTTAACTTAATTAATTTTTCTTTTGGTATGGTATCGTAATCCATAAGTTTTTATAGTGTATGTTTGAGTAAAACTCAACCTAAACTAAGTATATAAAGTACCTAACTATAAAAAAAGGGGGGTGGGGGGTCAAATTTTTTGCAGTGGATTTTTGGGGACTCAAGCCCTAACGGGCTTGAGTTTAAAAAGTTATTATTGATTTCTTTTATCGACTTTAACAATCTCGACTAATTGAGGGCTAACATATTTATAAAACAAATCATTATTCTGTTCTTTAAATAATGATTGATTAAATACGTTACGAGTCTGTTCAGAAATATCTAACACATACTTCGACCCGTCTGTATCCGTTCGAGTAATTGGACACTCTTTTTTAAAAGTCTTAACATTATCAATTAGCATTTTTTCTAACTGTGTTAATTCTTTTTTTTGTTTTCTAATTTCAAAAATCTGTTTGATTAATTGTAATTGATTTTTGAATAATTGTTTTTTTGATGTTTTTATATTTTGCATTGTTTCCTCCATTGTTAAGTTAATGTTAATATAAAACATAGTTTTATTATAATGATATCCCATGAACATACAACACTTATTTTAATTATCTTTTAGAATAATTCTAAACTGGTTTGCACAACCTAGAGTTGTACCCGGATCAGATTAACTCGGGACCAAGCCGGGCACAACCTGGAGTTGTATGTCCAGTTATTAAAAAACCCTCTAACAAAATTAATTATTAGAGGGTTTAAGTTTTATTAATTAATCTCCAAATAATACATTATTCATTATTTGAGTTCTTAACAATTTAGCATTAGGTTTATGGGCAACGTCTAACCACTCATTGCCCCTCTTAACCTCTTTAATCTGATAAGCATATATTGAGCCCATCTCATCAAAGAACCCGATTTGAGAGCCTTTAGCATCAATTAAAATTGTAGTCTTTAATCCTCGACCTTGATTAACAGACTCCATTAAAACACCCTCGCAAAGTATTCCTAATTGATTTGATTTTATAATGTCTCCTTTTTTAAGGTCATTAAACATTATCACTTTTTTATCATTACTCATTGTATCCTCCTATTGATTAATATGTTGACATAATATCTTATGATGCTAGGATGTCAATTAAATAAAAATGGAGGATACAAAAATGAAAAAACAATTACTAGGAGGGACAGGGGTTGACAGTGGTCAACTCCTAATCACTGACCCTTGTTATGTTGAAATGAGTGGTCATAACAAAGGCATTACTTATGATGACATGATATGTAATGGCAACGACCCGAAACAACTTATAAATAAATATGGTGCTGAAGTCGGGTTAGTTATTCCAACATTACACGGCGACGGGTTTTATAATGTCAAAGGTAATTACAATAAAGACGGAAGAATAACTTCCATTACAATCAACTTAAATTACTAATAGAGGAGTGAGGGGAGCAATCCCCTCATAACAAATCATGAAATATAAATATAAAGGTTATTCAATTGGAATGGATTTTGACACTAAAAAAATCACGTGTGAAAAGGATGACGATTTTATAACTTTTTACCCAAAAAATTCTACCAGTACATTAGAGGAAATCAAAATTTCCGCGTTCGGTAGGATCGACGATAGAATAAATTATTTAAATAAAAGATAAAAAAAGGGAGGGTTGAACCCTCCCTTTAATTTTTTTAGAGTTCCGCCTCAAAGGCACATTCACCTGTATCTTCAACACACTTTTGGATTTGTTCTCCTAAATGAAGTCGAGCATACCACTCTAAAAGAGTTTTGATTTTAGTGTAACCTTTAACCACCATATTATGATTATCTTTATAATAGGTGGTTATCATGTCGTCATTCCAACCATCATTTTTCGCAAAAAAGTCATCAAGTATTTTTTTATGTTTACCTAAAGATTTTTTACATTTGGCTACACCTTTTTTGATGTCCTCTAGATTATCCTTATCAAAATAATAACTTAAATAATTTGAATGACCCTCGACACCAAAAAAGTCAGCGTCAGCACTTGATTGAACAGCAACCCAAAATTTGCCTTCAATGTCTCCACTATAGTATCTACCCATGATGACAATCTCCTTTTTTGATTTCTTCAAAATTACAAACAAAATAATTTTCTTGAGGCATACCTTCAAGCCCTACAGTATAATTATTATGTTTACAGATAACTAAGTATTGACCTAGATTATCTTTTTTTACTTCATATGCTTTACTTGAGTTAAAAACTTTTAACCCATTATCAACGCACATTTTAACTGTTTCTAGTTTCATTTTGTATCCTCCATTTTTTAGTTGACTATATCCCATGATCATATAAAGTCAATACATAACCATAAAAAAAAATAGGAGGATACATTATGGGATACACTAACTATTGGACTTATAAAAAGCCCTTTGATGATAACGAGTGGTCAAAAATCAAAGATGAATACGACTACATCGTTGAAAACTTTGACGGAGAAATCATAAAAAATGAAACTCCAGTTCATAAGTTAAATGAGTACATACAGTTTAATGGCATTGGCGACAATGAGCATGAAACTTTTTTACTCTTTAAAGACTTTCGAAAGCGTAAACAATATTACAATGGCATGGATCTCGCTTTTGATTTTTGTAAAACTAATCGAAAGCCCTATGATCTCGCCGTTTGGCATATGTTAACATTTGCTAAAAATGTTAATGATGATAAAATCGAAATAAGGAGGGATCGATAATGAGTAATAATAAATTATGGCTAGACAAGGTGCGAAAGCACCTTGTCGGGCAAACTATAAAAGATGTCAAATGGTTAAGTCCCGAAAAGACAGAAGAATATTTTGGATGGGATACTCAACCTTGCGAAATCTATTTATCAAATGGCGTTGTCCTAACGCCTCAAGCTGATGATGAAGGCAATGACGCGGGAGCGATTGCTACAAATCTAAAAGACTTGCCAATTATTCCAGTTTTTAGAGATTAATTAAAAATAAAAAAAGGGGCGATTACTCGCCCCTTCTTCCCGCTCGGAAGGATACAGTTAAGCGGAAACCGTGAAACCGTATTTATCTTGTTTTGCTCGACCTTTAGCAAGTAAGCCAACAACCACATTTGATTTATTTTTAAATCGCATGTCATGTAAATCACCATTAATAACTTTGTATTTCTTATAAAGCTTCGGTAATTTATCTTTAAAGACAACCGCGACTGGTGACTTTTTAATTAGTTTAAAAGCTTCCTTTTCATTTGTTTCGGATCGTGAAAAAGTCAGATGATAATTGCTAGGCTGATTGTCATGGATCCGATTATCTCCTTTGGTGTAATCGTAAAATGTCACTGTCGGGAAATGGTCCATTAAATTTTTGCCTTGATATAAATATTTCTCCCAAGGCAAATCAGAAGTACCATTCAAACGAATCGCCAGTTTCATATTTTTCTTTTTAGCCCGGCGTAATAATATAGTTATATCACTATGCAGCTCAGCCAAAAATTTAGTACGATCTTTAAAAAAGGCCAGCGTTTTTCTAATTCGGGCCGACTGTACCGAAATCATCTGACCACGCCCGGCTTTATAGAGGCAGCCATCGATACACCCAGGCGAAGCCCAGGGACAAACATTTTTGCCGCTAGTTTTATGGGGAGCTAGGTATAGGATCCCGGTTAAAACCCCGTACTTCATTGACTTGATTGTTTTCCAATTTGTATTTACTTGTAACAACATATTTCCTTCCTTTGTTAGTTATCCCATGAATATAAGACTATAAATATAAATGTCAACTAAAAAATTTATTGATAATTAGGAACTGGGTAATTAGTAGGACCATCACCTTTCAGTGAGGCTGTAACCAATAATGCTTGCAAGTCGACTAGACAAGCATGTGCAATGGTCCAACAAATTACTATCAGTAATTATTTAAGACTGGGTCATTTGCCTCTAGCAAAAATTCTATGCACTAGCGCCTACCGTTGGATCTGGCCGACCCAGTCTTAAAAGTGACCCCGACCCAGGCTACCGGGTCGGGATCGATTAGTATGGGTCCTAACACCACTTTACTAATTCTTCTGGGGTGTCCCGGCTCGAAGCTGCGACTAGACCAGAAGTTGACCCGGGCAACAACATTTACCGATAGGATAGAGTTACCCGGATCCCAGACCACTAGAACCACCTGAGCGTCTCGTGTGTATACCCACGCTAGTGGTCAGGGATGGCATCGACGGTTAACTCGGTCAAAAGTCGACCGTCGACCCGTTCGTAGTCGATAAAAAACAGGAGCTATAAAAAAGTTTTAAATCGAACTACCAATTATCCTTTTATCATCATGGGATTTAATGTCAACAATTATTTTATAAATTTTTTAAAAAATTTTTTAAATTTTGCCAGTTGATCGGCTCCCGTAATACGCGAATCGGTGGATCGGCAAGAGGGTCACGGGTTGCGAGTCCCGGTTTGAAAAGTTTCAGTGCTCTCTCCTTGGGTACGGAAATCAAGATAAAAACACGCCCGTGATGTTTCAATCTGGTATAAATCCAGACCTTCTGGAAGCGAGTTAGTTTACCTCGATTTACCTTTAATTCGATCCATCCTTCAACGCCATCAATACAGTAATTTATATCAGGAACTCCTTGAAGTGTACTTGTTTCTATTCTTTGAAAGTGCGCGTCTTTTATGTGTTTTTTTATTCTTTGATACAGTTTTGATTCGGCTTTTTTCAGTGCCATCAAGTCCCCCTAAAATAGCATTTTGTAGGTATGGTAAAAACCACTTATTATCTCTTATAACTTGCGAGAAAGAATTAGCAAGTGCATTTACAGTTTGTTCTTCAGTATCATCTCTAGATAAGGCTCCCCCATCAGAATTTAGCCCAGTTTGATATACACAACCATGTAAAACTTCATGTAAAAGGGTATTGGCCTCTTGTCTTGGAGTCATTCCTCTTGCAATTTCAATAACTGAAGAAGAAGCTTTAAATTCTCCTAATGCCTCATTTAATTTTTGAGGAGTGAAATCCACCTTTAAAATTTTTATGTCGTCGTATCCTATTTTTATTTTTTTCTTCATGAACTTGCACCTCTACAGATCCCACAGATGAACCCATCAAGTGTCCATTGTGTACTTCGTGAAATAAATTCCACCATTCTCTCTCAGTCTTTAGATTCTGGAGTTTCTTCTGCTGGGACTTCGATAACATTGGCTTGTGGTATTTCATCTTGAAGTTTTTTAATTTGTTCAATCAATTCTTCTTTACTCATTGCTGATAAATCTTCAACTTTTATTTCAGCTCGATCCACATAAAATCCTGCAGCTTGCCCTAATCTAAATTCTGCATTTACTGCTGCAGCATACTGGCCTTTGTTTTCTGCTTTTTTTGATAAAATATCTAATCTTTTTAAATGTCTTAAATAATCTTTAAAATAACCTGACTTCTGATCTCTAAGAATTTCCATGTAAGAAACTACAGCGGGATTTAAATCAGGGTTAGTTAAATTAGAACCAGTTTTAGAAGCAATTGCTTTGCTATACCCGGCTTGTTCAGCAGCTTGTGTTTTGGTCATGTCAGGATAATTAGCAACATAAATCTCACAAAAACTTCTTTGTTTTGCTGTAAGCTTGGCTCCTAATCTAGTTAATCTTTTCATGGATCTACTCTACCACAAGTTTACGGTGAAGGCTATCACCGTATAAATTTTTCAGTTTCCTATAAGGTATTATATAGTAAACATACCTCTAACACGAAAAAAAGGTAAAAAGTACCCTGAAACCAGAATAAGTTAAATAATCCTTATAGAATGCGGTTAATTTTGTCAGCCTAGTAGGCTGAAAGTAGGCTGAAATTCTGGGAACGGCAGCCGAAATGCGGCAACCGCCGCAGAATAGCCGCCAAATATGACCGCACTGTGGCAGAATTACAACTAAAATATTCCGTACACCAGAAGACCAATCAGAGTTTTCAGTATACCGATTGCGATCGGTGTAGCGATTAAAACTGCTAGTCCAACTAAAATAAACATAATCATGCAACTTATTTACATGGGATAAATTAATTTGTCAAACAATATTTTTTATGTTAAATTAAATTTAGTTTTTATTTCATAAAAACTTTCTCTTTAAAAACAAAAGATCAATATGACCTAGAACAGGGGCTCCGGCCCCCGTTAACCGTGCTTCTTTGTCCTTATTGCGGGAACCAGTATTTTAGATTACAATCAACAAACTGTTTATCTTTTATTTGTATTTCTATAAACAGTGAATTTTCCTTCATTGAGTGGGGAGCTGACTTTCAAGGTGAGCTCCTCACCTAAAATCGTTTAAATAACAATCTCCATAACCAAGAACGAAACAAAGAAACAATTGTAAAAATTATTGCGATTTGAAAGCTTTCAAAAATCGTTGGGTGCAAGTCAAAAAACGGAAAAATGTATAATTGAATTAAAGTGGAAAGAAGTAAACCGCTACCAACATCGATCGCAGCTTCTATAAAAGACCTCATCTACAATCCACACAGGCCCTCACACTCTTGATTAAACATATCAAGTTGGTTATCCTCTTTAACCTTAAATTGTGCATCTTTGAGTGGAACACAGGATCGGTGAATATATAACTGGTCTTTAACTTTTTTATTGCCTTTACGAATTGTTTCATCAATCTCGCAAGCATCTTTAAATTCCTCAGGTCGATTAGCTTTCATATCAGCCCAAAAACTGTCATCATGAAAAGGACAACCAATACAAGCAGACTTTGCAGGTCTTCGATAATCTTTACCATTGTACCAGGTCATGCAATCATCTCTTGACATCTTTTTTTCAATCAATGGCCAACGATTCTTTTGCCACCAGATTCTTGCAGGTTTCATTCGCATAATCTCATCCATGGAGATTCCAATCCACATCTCAACCCATTTTTCTTTTGGAAATCGTTTTCTAAAACCAACATTCATTAACTCTCTTGTTTGTTTTTGAATGGGAGTAATTTTATATTCTCTAGTGCATTGTCTACGCAACATGCCTTTTTTATTGGTATCAGGATTTTTAGTAAAAAACGGCGCTGACGCAAACCGATTACCATCTGCTGACATTGCCTTTTGAATATCTTCTCGAATGTTGCCTTTGCTACAAATGTAAACAGGATACGATAATTGTTTCTTCAACCAATTTAAATGTTCGATTACTGGTTTAGGTTCCCAACCTGTGTCGGCAAAAATAGCTGCATCGGGTTTAACGCCAAAGGCACCCTCTTCTGCCATCAATGCCATCGTAGAACTTTGCACACCTGCCCCTAACGACAATATTCGCATTGCCGGTTCACCTTGAAATTTGTTTTCTTCAGTTAGCATCTTTTTTAATATTGTTTCTATATTGAATATCAAGTTTTTGCAATCGTTTTAAAAACTTTGCATTGTTATAATAAAATCTAACTTCTGTTTCATTACGTAAATCTGGTTTAAAAGATTTTAAATGATCCATAAGTTCTTTTGTTAAGTCCGCTGTGAATTGAGAATAATAACAACCACCTGTAGGTTCTATTTGATGTTGTTCTAAATAAAAATCTAAAACTTTTTGTTTTTCTTTGATGTATTCAACACGTTCTAAAAAATTTCCAATTTTTAATGTTGCTTTTAAGTCTTTAGTTTTTCTCATATTCTGCTTTTCCTATTGCTCTTGCGATTTCTTCTGCGATTTGCGGGACGATAGAATTTCCCAATGCTTTAAGTCGGTGTACCCGGCCTTGTACCCCATTAGCCACTCGACCCACGTCGGGTTCAAACTCCCACCTGCGTGGCCAGCTAATCGGTGTTTCTCTTTCGCCTTCTGATAATTCGTGTTCAAACCCGAATCTTTGTGATCCCTCGATGTTGGAATGGGCACCATCTGCACTCCCTTGCGTTTGATCAAACTCTCTGGATTCTCTTGACCCGATGCTCTCGGTGTTGGCCATAACACTTGCTGGTGTCTCACCTGATCGTTCAAGCTTATTGGCATCTTCTTCTCTAATTTCATTTTCATTCTCTCCTCCGATGCTGGCCCCCTGTCGCAATGTGCGTCTGGTGTTCTCCACAGTTTTATCTCTTGTTTCCATTCTATTGAGTGAAGTGTTGTCATCAAGTCGTCGTATTTGATTGTCTTCAGATGCTTTTTGATTTTGTTCCAATCTTCTATTGATGGATGACTGAATCCTGCTTTGTCCCTCCTGAACCAGTGTTCGACTGTCGTCTTCTTGATTCCAGTTTTTTCGTGTAACTCTTTGACTGACGTCTGCTCTCTCATGTAGTTTACGAATTCCTGTTGTTTTGGTAAATTCTTTCTCGTTACCATTTCGTAGTCCTTGTATTTTTCCATCAATTCGGGATTGTTCATTATCTCTTCGACCATTACTTCGTCCGCTAGAGATATCTGTATTCTCGCTCCCGTTGATCTGAGATTTTTCCCTTGGACTAATTTGGTTGCGTGTTTCAATGAGTCCTCTTTCGTGTCCATTGTTGTTGGTGTTCTCCATAACTTCATTGTCTCTGGGTCTACTTGTTCTCTCAGATTCGATGGTCTGGTTCTCCCCTTCCGTTGACCGTGCATCATTTTGAGTGTGCCTTCCTTTGATCTCGGAGGCAAGTGATCCATAGTGTTTGGAGTGGCCCACAATCCAGATTCTTTCCCTTTGGTGGGGTGCACCGACGCCCGCAGCTGGAATATTAAACGGTTGTACTTGGTAGCCTTGGTTCTCCAAATCAGAGCACACACGTTCGAAGACCACGCCGTCTTGGATGTTAACAATTCCTCGCACATTCTCTGCAACAACCCACCTTGGTTGCACTTCGGTAATAACTCGAAACATTTCTGGCCAGAGATATCGATCGTCATTGGTTCCTTTTTGTTTTCCGGCAACACTGTACGGCTGGCAGGGGAAACCACCGCAGACAATATCAATTCTTCCATGTGCTTCTTCAAGATCTTTCCCTTTGAGGTTTTTAATGTCATTATATATCTTAACACCTTTCCAATGTTTTTGCAGCAACTGTTTGCAATATTCATCTACTTCACAAAATGCTACGGTTTCATACAATCCTGTGTTTTCAAATCCGAGGCTAAATCCTCCAATCCCAGAAAACAAATCAAGAATTTTTAGTTTTCTCATCGAAATATTTTATAATTTTATTTGCTGTAATAATTTTACTTTGTTGTTTCATGTAAGGCAAAATCATTTTAAGTAATTCATAAGCTTTGCTTCCACGAATATTCCACATTAATTGAGGCTTTGATAGTTTCCCGTTAACCGTAACTCGTGGGGGTCTTTCAATTAACGTACCAAGTCCAAAGGTTTGATGAAGTCGTTGTAAGATTCCGAAATCCGTATTACAAACTTCGATTCGATGCGTATGCGTTGGATAAGCAACTCCTCGACCGTTTTTCTTTAATCGACAAACGGATTCAATATAACCTTCGCCATCAATGAACCCTGCAGTGTAAGCTTTATCACTTGTTTTTATTCCTTCGCTGATCATAAATCTTCCTCCATTTTAAATACTCAATTTGTTTTTTCGTAAATTTAATTTTTCCACTTTCAAGCATTGTAAAATACTTATCACTAATATACTCAGGTTCAAATAAAGAGCAATAACAAACGTAATCAAAGTCTTCACTTTTTTCAACAAACCACATGTGAGCTTCGTTTTTATAAACGATTAAAGGACGTTCGAGTCCTCGATACAATACATCTTCAAAAGCTTTTGATAAAACTGCGCGCCAAAGTTTAACTTCAGGTTGAAGTTCTTCTGGATCTTTTTCGTTTTTTAAATAATCCATTATAGCTCCTTAAAATGAGTGACCAGGGGAAGATCGATTGGTAGTTCGAAAGTGTGGAAAACTGGCCACTCATTTTTGAGATTATTTAACTAAACGCAATACCGTACTTTTGATCGTACGTTTACGTGCTCGTTTGTATTCAGAGTCCATTGTAATGAGAAATTCGATTCCTTGTTCAGGCAATCCAAAGGTGCATCCAGAATATAAACCAAACATAACCTGTTTGATTTTATCAAACTCAGTCGGGGTTGTTTTACTGGCTATAATCTCGATAGCCTCTTTCAGCTCTTTTTTAATACTCATCTATCCTCTAAATTTAATTGAAAAATTATTTGACCGCGTGATTACGCTTTGATCAATTAATACTAGAAAATAGATGAGTTGACAAGTTTTATTTTTTAGAGATCCCGTTGAGTGCTTTTTTGTACTCATCGGGTTTTTTAGCATCATCCATCAGTTTTTTTAAGTATTTATCTACCGATAGATTTTTGTCTTTTGCCCGTCTTTCAATCTCTTTTCTGGTCATAATCGCGATTAATTCGACGGGTTTGCGTTCATCCTTAACTCCCAGTGCTTTAAGAATTTTGTAATCGTCAATTCTTACTGCTATTGACTTCCATTTGTTGATGTCCATCTTTTACCTCATTTGTTAATAATAGTGGTGGCTGTAACGCTAAAGCTGCTTTTAAAGAAGTATTTTCTTTTTTAAGCTTTTCAATTTCGTTAATTGCAAACTTCATTGCTTCTTCTACATCTTTCCACGTTGTTTCTCTTAGACTCATTAGTTATTCCTCCATTTGATCATTTGTTCTTTAATTGATTGTAAAAGAGTATCAAACATTGTTTCTAAATCACCTTTAACGAATCGATTTAATTCCATTTGATTTAAAGTTAATGTTAATTTGTTTGCATTACGATCCCATTCCACAATAAATTTTTCAGTGTCCATAGGGTCTAAATACAAAGGATCCTTCTTACTTTCAGAAGAAACAGATTGTTCCATGTTTGTTTGTGAAACTAATTTAATCTTCATATCCCATGATAATATTTTTTTTATATCTATTGTCAAGCAATAAAATAACTCGTAAGGTATTTAATGAAATTTATATTAATTCTTCATCTTTGCAGTATGATTACTGGTAAATGTATTGACCCGTACATCCCTGGATATCAATTCACAACCCATTATGACTGTGCAATTGCAGGTTATGCCTTATCTCAAGAAAGTTTAAAAAGATTAAAAAATGATGAATATTATGGATTAGACCGCATAAACAAAGAAGAATTAGCCATTCGGTTTGAGTGCAAAAAGCTCACCAGTACATAAAGGTTGACTTTTTCTCCCATATTCATTAATCTATACATATGAAGTCTTATCTTTTTATGATTAGGTACTCTGGAAAGTACTACGAAAAGGTAGTCCAGGCCGAAAATGAAGAAGATGCTAAAAAAAGACTTACAGAAACAGTAGATCGTGGGGATCCATTTGATAAAACAGATGATGAACCAATGTATAGACCTGACTACTGTTTTGTAACTATTGAGGAGGTCAATGATGTTACAACAGTTAATATCGGAGAAACTTCAACTGGAGTCCAAGTGGGCTCAACAGGCGTTACAACAGGGTAGAGTAACAACTGATATGAAGTGGATTGATATCAAGATCAAAGAACTTAGAAATAAGATCAATGATCAGAGTGTCGAAGATGCTAAACGAGGATTATTCGACATAGCTAGTGACGAAGTAAGAGCTTAGTCATTAGTTTTTTATTTTTCTTTAAAATCATTAATTTGATCATAGGGTCGTATGCCCTTCATTAAACAATAACATTCTCCGCAATAATATTTTTTGTTTTCAGTAATTACTGAAATCTTTTTTTTGCATTGTTCACAGTTAAAACATGTCGTGGGATAAAATTTCTTCGTAATAAATTTTTCCATTTTTAAATTGTTTTACTTTGTTTAAACAAAAACTACATTCAACAATAGATTTTGTGCTATTAATTTTTTTAATTAAATTAAAATGAGTCCATTCTTCACACTTAGGACATTCACCTAAATTTAATTGTTTTCGTTTTAAATCTTCTGGCATTCACCCCAGCTCTTCCCAATTTCAACATCTACTTTTGATGGAACCTTTAATTCTGGAATGCATTTTTCCATAATCTCCTTAATCTCTGGAACGTCTTTTGCAGGTCTAACATTAAAACACAATTCATCGTGGATTTGAATTAAAGGCAAGAAACCTTTTTTATAAGCTTCAACCATTGCAACTTTAACTTGATCCGCAGCTGAACCTTGAATTAAACGGTTCAAAGCTTTATAGGTTCCTGCTCTTTTAATATTATTTTTACCAAACTTAATAACCGCTTGATCATAAGGTAAAGATTTATGTAATCCCCAAGCTTGTGGTTCCCACTGATCAAAACGACATCGACGACCTTGAATTGTTCTAATCGAACCATTGAGTTCAGCTGAGTCCATACAACGTCTTGCTAATTGTTTTACAAAAGGAACTCTTGAATTGTACTGGTTTAATAGTTCGGTCGCTTGGTCTTTATCAATTCCTAACTCTCTTGCTAATTTGTTTACACCCATACCATAAAAAATACCTAAGTTAATTGTCTTTGCTTGTGTCCTAGGAATGCCTGCCATGTCTGCAACCGTTTGATGAAAGTCTGTGTCTTCTTTTTCGTAAGCTTTAATTAAATCATAAGCTCCTTCAAAACCAATGCTGTAAGCATAGTGTACCACCATACGTGGCTCTTGCTGTGAATAATCAAATGAACCCCACTCAAAACCTCTGTCAGGCTTAAATAGAGCCCTTATTTTAGGACCAAAGTCTTTGTTTCTAGCAGGAATCTGTTGTAAGTTAGGATTTGAGTAACTTAGTCTACCGGATACCGTACCCCCACTGTCGGATCGTAATTGATTTATATCGGCATGAATTCTACCTTTATGAGAATATTTAAAAATAGAATCAATAAACGTACTATGAAATTTATTAATTTCTCTAGCTTCTCTAATCAATTGAGCAATTGGAGCTTCACAATTCAATAACCAGTTTGCAGTAAAGCTAGGTTCTTTTGCTTTTTCAGATAATGGATATTTAATTTTTAATTTATCAAATGCTTTAGCAATAGATCGCGCAGCCCAAAGTTCAACATCTAATCCACAAAGTTTTTTAATTTGCATTAATAACTGTTTTTCTTGTTCAACAAATGTATCTTTTAAGTTCTGTGCTTGTTCTAAATTTACACGTACACCGTGTGCTCTCATTTCATGAATAACTTTAAAGACCTCACATTCTAAATCAAAAATATCAAACAAAGATTGTTTTTCAATTTGTACTTTTAAATGTTGCCAAAGTTTTAAAGTTAGTTCTGCGTCTTGTTCAGCATAATAACCAACGAATTGTGCTGGGAGCTTATACATTTCTCCTTTTGCATCGACCATCCATTCCTCTGCAATTTCTTTTAATTCTTTTTCTGCTTTGACTTCTCCTAACCAATCAAAACATAATGCATTTAACGAATAAGAAAATCTGTTTTCATCTACTAAAGCTGCAGCAATCATAGTATCAATAATCTTTCCTTGATAAATCCGTATTCCGTGAGCCCTTAACCAGCCCACGTCATACGCTGCATTATGAAATATTTTATCACAAGGGGCATTACAGATATCTTGCACCCAGTCTAAAACCATTTTCATATCCATGTTTGAACCTGCTTCATGAGCAATAGGGTAATAACCTTTAAAACCATCTGTCGCTACAGCCACTCCAATAATATTTCCATCCATAAACGGCCAACCTGGGCCACGATTTTTAATATTAGGATCCTTTGTTTCTAAATCGATCGCAACTTCTTTTGCAGATCGTAAATCTGGAAAATGAGTAGGTGTTCGCCAGTCTGATTCTCTAAATGTAAAATTAATTTGATGGCTCATAATATTTTCCTTTTATATTCATTAGCTTCATTTATACTTTTTTGAATTGCGTTTTTAAGTATAAGTGTATAACTATTATTAAACAAAACAAAATCTTTCTCTCTACCCATTTCATAAAATTTAAAATTTATTTCATTTTGAAAGTGAAAGTAGGTACTCCATAAAAAAGGATCTTCTAAATGTTTTTCTAAAAATTCATCATTAAATTTCATATGTTCAATGATAGGAAATTTAGGTAGGATGTTTAAAACTCCATTATCATTCCAAATGATATATCTATGATGATTATATCCTCGCCAGGCTACGTTTGGTCCAGCATCTACATCTTTAGATAATTCACACAATGCAGATGGTGTTTCAATATATCCCGCCTTTGCAATTCTTGATATTTCTTTTAAAGCATGAACTGGATTCCATAAATCTTCAATAACATGTCTACAATATAAAAAATCAAATTCTTTATTTTGATAAGGTAACATTTCAGTTGAAGCATCTGCTATTTTATAATTATTGAGTCTTCCTTTTTCTTCCATAGTCCAACCACAAAAATCTGTAGCTTTACTAAAAGGAATTGTTCCAGGGCCTATCTCTAAAACTTTAGCACCATCTTTAACTAAAGATTCTATGTATTCTAAATTTTGTTTAATTGGTATCCAGTATTTATTTTTGTTCATAAATATAATTTTCTTCTATGTGTTGGTTCAACTTATTTTTATTACTAAATGCATATAATGCTGCATGATAATCTTCTGGAAAAATTTCCCAAACAATTTTATTGTGTAGACCTTTACATTCAATATGTAAATAAATTTCCAAATAAAATACATGATTATTTATTTTTATTGTTCTTTTGACTACTGCTTTTTGCATCTTGTTTTCTAATAAAATCTTTTTCTAAATTACAAAATTGAATTATTTTATCTAATTGTTCAAACACATCTCCTTTAGTATAAAGTCTAGATGCATATTTAATTATTGCAAATTGAGTTGCATTAAAATTATTAGCTCTTGCATACGTAAATGGTTGAATTTTAAGGTTTTTATAGTGGTCACCCCCTATTTGATAATCTAATGGAAACGCTTCATTGAACTCTTTATCATTCATAATCAATCCTTTCTAATTCGTTTTTAAGCCTACATAAAGGGAAAGTAGTATCAAAGCTACTCCGTAATATATGTAAATATTTCTTTGCTCTGGTAACTCCCACATACCAAACTCTATATTCTGAACTAACTTCTTTAGAACTTTTACGATAGATTGAAGCTGCGAAACTACTTTTTTCATATAATACAATATGATCCGCTTCATCTCCTTTAATTGAATGTATGGTGTCAATAAGAATCCGTGGATCTTCATCCATGTTTGTACCATTTTTTATAACATTTTCAAAATAAATTTTATCTTTTTCTGGAAAATTTCTGTTAAACATGTCTTGCCAGTTTTTAATTTTAGCATTTAAACCACCTTGTTCTTGTAAAAATTTTAAATCTAATAATTGTTCTTTATCAACTGACGACCATTTCTTGGTATCCGTACTCCGATAGCCGTGTTGTATATCATTGATATAGGTGTATATGACTTGCACATCTTCTTTTAAAACACTTTCTCCATTTAATAATTTATCCCAAGAAAGAACTGCTCTATATTTATTTAAATCAAATGATTTATGTTCACTGGTATCTTTAAAATATAAACCATGTTTCTTCGCTTCTTCTTTTAACTCATAGACAATTTTATTAGTTCTACCAAGAATCATCCAAGAACCCGGTGCATCAAAAGGAATATCCATAAAACGATTATAAGTTAAAATATGTCCTTCTTCTTTCAATGGCACAAATTTTTTATGAACTCTGTTTTTAATATACGTAGAAATGTATTGTGAGTATTGGTGAATTTTTTTAGGCATTCGATGAGATTGATTTAAAATAAAATTTCGTCCTGGAAACTCTATAAAGTTTTCTACTTCAGCGCCATTCCATTCATAGATTGCTTGATCATCATCTCCTGCTAAATAAATTTTATCTGAGTTCTTAGCAATCTTATACACAAGCTTCCATTGTAAGGGAGTAAGATCCTGTGCCTCATCTACAATTAATACTTTAAAACTAGGGTCTTCTGCTTTAGCTAAATATTCTTCGATCATATCGGTAAAGTCGACTCGATGATTCTTTTTAAAATTTTCATAAGCTTCTATAATAATTTCAAATTTAGAACGATTGACTTGTTTATTTTCTTCCTTAACATATTGTTCAATTGGAGAAACTAATCGATTTCTCGCTTTATCATAAACTCGTAATGACCAGTCATTCCATACTGCTTGACCATTGTGTTTTTCATACCTAATCTTTGGCAAGTTTAATTTCTCTGCAAATTCTACCATATCTGTTTCAGGGTCAATTACTGGTTTAGATTTAAAGTTTTGTCTACAGAAACTATGTAAGGTTCTAAAATTAAAAATATCTTCTTCAGTTGCATCAACAAATTGTTTCTTAGCTCTTTCAACTGCAGTATCTACTGCTTTGTTGGTGAAGGCTAAAAAAGCAACTTGAATCGGCATTAATCCTCTTGCAAACAATCGATCTAAATGATTTAATAAAGTGGTAGTCTTTCCTGTACCTGGTGGACCAAAGATCTTAACTGTTTTCTTCTTCAAATGGTGCTCGTTCTCTTTTGAACAAAACATTACTTGTCCTCTCTATAACTGGTTCGTCCACTTTATCGGCTAGCCATACATTTTTTAATTTAAGTTTGTCGTAATATTCTTTTTTATTACATCCATGTTTTTTAAGAATATTAATAATTTCATATTTTTTTATTGTTTTATTATTTTTTCTAATAAATCTTTCAAAGGTTCTATATTTAAATACAATAGAATCTTTATTTAAAAACCACATGTCTGCTTCTACTTGTGATGGATTATCTGCTTGTTGCGTTTCTTGAGTAAATTGAATTAAAGTATCTTTAAACTCTTGTTCTGATTCTTCTGTTTCATCATAGCCTTCAATGTCTTGTTGCATCTGTTTTAACTGCACTAAAAATTTTCTATAGTCTTTGTCTTTCATCTTCATCCATACAATGTCTGCTTGATCGAATAATTGTTCTGAAAGAAGTTGTTGTTGGTTTAATTGTTTTCCATTTAACTCTACCGTCATTTTTCCTAGAGTTAAAAAATATATTGGTGGATTAGTTTTTAATCTTTGAAAAGAATCAATTGATGGAACATAAGAACCAGAGTCTATTCCATATTTTAGTTCCTTGCACAAAGCTGCATTACAATGTGCTTTTAAAGGCATGTCTGAACATTTATAAGAATAATCTTTTTTCTCATATTGTTTAATTAAACCTTGCACTTCAGATTTAGGCAAAGGTTCATTAAACATTTCATTCCGATCCCAAACTTCTTTTTGCCAACCTTCTGGATTTCTTTTCTTTGCTAATGTAGCAAAACCTGTTAATGCATTATTCCGATAACCGTCTTCACAATTATTTCTAATCAACGCTTGTAAGCATGGCGGAAACTGATCAAATTCATCCTCTTGATCGACAACTTTAGCTACTTCAATTGCATTAAAGTTTTCTGGTTTAATACGATACTTACTTACAAAAGCAAATAAATCATTTAAAGGAACTCCAATTCCATTATCATACATTGCATAACGTGTAGTACGTGCAGCTTGTTGATATGGAATATTTAACCAGTTTCCTAAATCATTTTTATGTACCATAATTTCTCTTTGTTTAGGAAAGATCTCACAAGATGATAAACCTAGATCCGATGCAATTTCAGTAAGTTTGTCAATCATATCAGATGCAAGGATCTCTCCATCTATGTGCAAGAATAAATGAACCCCACCAGATTTCGATCGATATGGAACTAAAGGATAATTTTTATAACGAATTTTTTCTATTAAATCTTTATGATTTAAATTGTATTTATCAACATCAATACATCCCCAAGAACATTTATTGTCTTTGTTAATAGGAATGATTCCTAAATTAATTTCTCCGTTGATATGTTTTCTAAAAAGTTCTTCGGTAACAGGGCCACGCTTAGTAATCGCTTGGCCCTTAGTTTTACCGGTCTTGGAGTCTTTATCTCCATTAAGGAAATATTCTCCATAGGCAATGTCCAAGCCTTTGAAAAGGTCTATGAACTGTTGAATCATTAAAATGGCTGTTTTTCATTCGCTACGTTTTGGGAAGCTGTAGCCTCTGCTTCTTCAGATTGAACTTTAACATCGCCACCTTTTATAGTCTCATAAAATTGTTTTCCAATTTTATAAACATCGGCTGTGACATCACCATGATGATTAATCACAAAACCTGGCCAAGAATAAGTTTTATTTCTTTCCATAATAGAACTCATTTTATAAACTTGAGACCATCTAGGTAAATCAACTTTTTGACCGTTGATGTCCCTTCTCATGTTCATAATCATTGCATTCCATTGTTTGGATTTCTTGAACTGGGTTTTACTCATGTAAACAACTGCTTTCTCAGCTACCTTCATGTTTTCGTCTAATATTAAAACATAATGTTCACCATTAGCTTCTAAGACGTTTCCATTACCCAATACATCTTTCGATCCTTGTCTAGTAGTTTGATCTTTAATTGGATGATCGGATGGATATTCAGCTACAGGACCAGCAGAAGTATTATTCATGTCCCATTCTTTGTACGTTAATTTATAATAACACGGAACTACAAATAACCCTTGTCCACCATCGTATAATGTTTTGGTAACACTATTAATAAACATAAGGGGTCTTGCAGAGTCAATGTAATCTGAACTACCTGGTTGACACTCAGGAGAAGTACTTGCCAGTAGTTTTAATCTTGGCAAAGTAACATCTCTGTCAGTGATGTTATCATGTCCTAAGTCAGCATCTTGAATTATTAGACTAGCTAATTCTCCTCCAGACTGTTTCTTAACGACATTTGTTTGTTGTGTTGCGTTTTGCTGTTTTGCGTTTTGCATATTTTCTCCTATGTAAGTTTGGCTCTATTAGTTACATAAGTTTGAAATAAATCAGATGGAACTGCTCTACCTTCTTCAACTTCAGTTTTGAACCAAGCCTTTAAAGTTTGAGCATGTACATCTTGTTTTACTTCTGAACTTATATTTAAAGATTTTAAGTAGTCTAGAACCTTTTGAGCTACTTCATCTTTTTTCATTCCCAAGTCGACGGTAATGAAATTTTTTATGAGACCCCCATGTCCGTTATCTCTTAACCAATCTAAACATTCTTGTCTTCTTTCAAGAGAAAGTTTTGCACTATAGAATGGAGATAAACCTATTTGGGTGCCGTCCGTAAATTCCCAAGTCTTAATATTTAATTCTTCCATTAAGTTAGGAATTACATCATCTCGAAGTTTCATTCGATATTCTTTTTTTTCAGAGACTATCTTTTCTAAATCTTCGATTTCTTTGTTTACTGTTTCTAGATTTTTGCACTGGTCATGCAAATGATCGTACTTATCGCCCGATCCTTTTTTTATATTTTCTACCATAGTTCCTCCTACCAACTAAATATTATATTGCATTTATAAGTCAAGTAATATATTTACGTTGCGTGGAAAAAAAGAAATACAATTTTAAAACACCGCCATACGACCACCAAAGAAAAGCCTTAGAAATTGGTTGGGACAAAGAAAGTTTTGCATACTTCATGGAAATGGGTACTGGTAAAACTAAAGTTTTAATAGATAATCTTGGAGTTCTTTTCTCACAAAATTTAATAAATGCGGGTTTAATTATAGCACCTAAATCAGTTTATACAATATGGCAAAATGATGAATTACCTAAACATTTAAATGTGGAATATGAAAGTTTATTATGGAAACCAACATTAAAAGAAAAACTTATAAAAGAATTTATTAATAAAGAAACGAATAAATTAAAATTATTAGTAATGAATGTTGAAGCTTTTTCTACAAAAAAAGGATTAACATTTGCAGAAGAATTTATTAAGATCCATCATTGTTTAGTATCAATTGACGAATCAACTGCAATTAAAAATCATAAAGCAATTCGTACAAAAAACATCCTTAAATTAAGAAAAGTAGCTAAATACCGTAGAATATTAACTGGTTCTCCGATAACCAAAAACCCATTAGATTTGTACACACAATGTTACTTTCTTGATCCGAATCACTTAGGATTTAAATCTTTATATGCATTTAAAAATTATCATTGTCATTTTGAAATTGTGTATTTTGGAGATCGTGAAATTGCAACACCAGTTGGTTTTAAAAATTTAAATGAAATTGAAAGTAAACTACCAACCTTTTCTTTTAGAGTAACTAAAGAAGAATGTTTAGATTTACCTAAAAAAATATATACGGTTCGATATGTACAGTTAACCGATGAACAAAAGAAACTATACGAACAAATTGAATCAGAAGCTAGGGCTAACTTGCAACAGAATGAAATGACTGTAAATAATGTCTTAACTGAAATATTAAGACTTCATCAAATTACTGCAGGATTTTTTACTGGTGATTCGGGTACCGTAGAACTTAAAAATAATAAATTAAATACTTTAATGGAAGTTGTTGATAGTATTGAGGGCAAAGCAATCATTTGGGCTAACTGGGTCCACAACATAGAACAAATTAAAGAAGAACTTGTTAAAGAATATGGTATGGAAAGCACAGTTACTTTTTATGGAAAGGTTACATCTGATCAAAGAACAGAAGCCATTAGACAATTTCATAATAATCCAAAATGCAGATTCTTTGTTGCTAATCCATCTACCGGTGGTTATGGTTTAACTTTAACTCAAGCAACGACTGTAATCTATTATTCAAATAGCTATAATGCTGAACATCGTATGCAGTCAGAAGAACGAGCACACCGTATTGGTCAAACTGAAAAAGTAACTTATGTTGATTTAATTACGGAAGATACCGTAGATGAAAAAATTGTAAAAGCTTTAAAAACTAAATTTCGTCTGTCGGCTGAGACGCTTGGGGAAGTTGTACGGACTTGGATATAGTTTGAAATTTATTAAACCGATCCCACCACAAATTCGTATACATTTGTAATTGTTGTTTATCAATTTCAAATAATTGAAACTGTAAATCTCTACTACACATTAAAACTGCACCTGCCTCTATTTCACCATGATGTTTTTTATGAGCTTCGGAATAAGCTGCAAGTTGAATAAAATAATCTTCAATCCATTCTCGACGTTTTGGTTTGTTAGTTTGTTTAAAATCCATGATCGTTGGCTTGCCTTTAAACAATCCTACAAGGTCTGTAGTCCCAGCATATAGATTTTCGTATCTAAGGTGTACTTCTGAGCCCCAAGCTTCGTTTAAATGGACTAATCCTTCTGATATGACCTTTCCTGCCATTTTAACGGCCTGTATTTCGTCATCGTCCTTTGGCTGGTACTTAGTACCTAAAATGTGGTTTTCTAGCGTTAAATGCATCGCTGTGCCGACTTTTGCAGCTTCATTCTTAATTCTTTCCGCTTCTTCTTTGCCTACACGCGCAATCCACTTGTCGATCCCCGATTTGTCTTTAGTTGAATCTAAAATCGTTGTAACCGATGGCATACGTGCTTCTTTATTAACGTAAACTCTTTTACCAGTTTCGTTATTCGTTTTTCGATCAAAGATTTCGTATTGATATTTTTTGATAAGCACAGCTATATATTAGCTGAAATGTTGTGAAAGTACAGCTAAAAGTATAGCAAACATTCCACCCACAAGCCATTTTTCCATTCTAGACATTCTAGATTCAATCTTATCTATTCTTTCGAAAGTTTGTTTCTGCATGATTCGACAGATTTTCTCATGGTATTCAATTCTGTCCATTGCAGATTTTCTAGGCATTTTGAGCTCCTGTTGCTTGTTGTCTACGTGCAATTGCTTTAGATAATTCATCTTCAGGAAATAGTTCTTCAATCCTGTCTGAAATAGATTGGTCTGCCATCATTGTAATTGGAGGAACTTCTGCAGGAGATACTGTTGGAGTAGATACCGCCGCAGGTTGTGTTGGCGATGTTTGTGAAACTTGTGGTATTGTTTGTTCAACATCTCCAATAGCAGATCTTAAATCATAATTAAAATATTCTGGATCTTCAACATCATCCATTAACATACTTGTTTGAATTCCTACAATTCTTGCAATCTCTGCAATATCTCTAGCGTTTCCGTTTCTAACACCCCTGTTTAATAAATTCATGAATGCTCTTGAACCCATTAATCTAGATAAAACGTTCATTTGAATTAATATAGGTGCTTTAGCAAGAGGGTTAAGAGCAATCGAAGCTGCTACAAGTCCACCTGATAATGTTTTCTTTTGTGTTAAGAAGGTTGCTTGGTCTGCAAATTCCATAATTTCTTTACCTAAATCTTTACCAAAAAATATTTCCATAGACTCTTTACCACCTAGTCTAGACATTTCATTTTTAAGTTTTTGACCATTTAATAAAACACCATCTACAATAGAACTTGTGTCATCAACCATTTTTTGTAATAGTTTATTCATTCCTGCAGTTCTGATTTGTTGTAAACTTTCTCTGCCTTTTGGAGTTTGATTTAATACATTTGATATTTTAGCAAACTGGCCAATGTTATTTGGAGCGAAGATCGTGTCAATGGCTCGAATACCTTCCATCCCTGGTTTGGTTAAGTCACCAATAAAACCACCTAAGTCATTATATTGTTTAATAGTATCTAATTCATTTTTAATTGAATTAACTACATCATCCACATTAGATATTTCTCTATTTAAATACTTACTGTTCATTAAATTATTCATTAACGTATCATCAATAGTTCCAGTTGCATTTGATAATTCATCCGCTAACCCCATTAATCTAGCAGCTTCTTGTTTACCAGCAACAAGCTCTAATGTTGAAGGAGTTTTGGAACCTGTTGCTTCTCCATATTTTTTAATAGTTCTTGCAAATTTTGACGCATCAATATTATTAGTAATACTATTTCTAGATCCATTTAAAATATCTTGTACTAATGTTTTAGTCATAAATAGTTTTGTTTTACTAACTTCGTCTTCACTTAATATTTTTCTAGATATTTTTTCTCCTGGTCTTAATCCAATTCTTTCTGCTTCGGCTGGTAATAATTCTTTAGCCGTTGCAAGTTTTTTCTGTTCAGCTTTTGTTAAGGGTTTACCCATTTCTTGAATAGCTTTTGCAAAAGGTTTGCCTTCTCCAAATTTAACTTCTTTTAATATTCTATTTAAATCATCAGGATTATTTCTTAATACAATTTTTCTTAATTGAGATGGGTCAATTGCTCCAGTTGCTCTAACTTGTTTTAATAATGCTTTAGCTGTACCACTTTGAAATTTTCCAGCATTGTTTTTAGTAAAATCAAAAGCAATTTGTCTTAATCTTAATGCTTCTTGAATCGTATTTTTATCTTGCACTGCTTGTTTTAAACCTTTTTTAAATCCTTCAGATAAAAAAGCATTATCAAAATATTCAATATTTTCTTTTACTAAATCAAAAATTTCATTTTTTTGTTTAATAGATAAATCTCTATATGTTTTAGGAACTCCATCTGACCCTTCTGTTAATACTTTTGTTATATTGGCTCGAACGGATTGAGGCACTTTATCAGTCATTAAATTTGGACTTGTAGCTAACCAATCTGAAATAGTTTTATTTTTAGCTTGATTTAGTGTTACTTTAGCAGCACTTTCTGGAGCAGCTCCAATTGCTTCATTTAAGAATTGAGATCCTCTTTGTAACGTGAATTGATCAAAACCAGCTTCAACTGGATTAGGTACATAACCTAATTCATCCATTAATTGTTTTAAAGTATTTGCTTGTGTATAAGTTAATAAAGGTCTATCTCCTTGTAGGTAACCCATAACTTTTCTAACGGCTGGAGTATCCATTAAAACATTGCCGTCTTTAATTTGTTGCATAAACATATTTTTAATTGGGGAAGCATCAATAATTGCTCTGTTACCAAACATTTGATCTACTCTAGAATAAAGCACAGAAGACTCTCTTTGAAAGTTAACGTATGCTTGTTGAGCATTTTTAATTACTTCATTTGATAAAACTTTTTGTTGTGTCTTCGGCACTTGTTCTTCAAACAATTGAGACAATAGTTTATTAATATTTCTTTCTGCTTCTTTAGAAGCCATTTCTGAACCACTAATAGATTCCCTTAAAGTTTTAAATGCGTTTTCACCACCCTCTCTATATACTTTAAATAAAAATTCTGGGTTAACAAAGTTGTTTTTAAATACGGTATCGTATTGATCTTTAAAACTTGTTCTAGCTAATTGTTGCAGTTTAGCAGAATATGCTTCTAATTGTTTCGAAGGTCTTCCCATAAATGTTCTAGGACCCGTTTTGATTAAATTATTTAACAAAGACTGGTACTCGCTATCCGCAGCTACATCTACGCCTTTAGATTTTAAAATCATCTTTGTCATTTCATTATTCATGAATCGTTGATTGAAATAATCTCTAGGGTTGCCAAAAATAGTATCAAACATTCCTTGGAATCTTCCAAGAATAGGTCTACCGGTTGTTTGTAGTAAAGAAGGAAGGGCTCCTAAGTTCTGTGTTTCTTGTCCTAATTCTTGTGCGATTTTTAATTTAGGATCGAACTTTCTATAACTTAATAAACTTTTTTCAAAACCTTGTTGTTCTAATGCTCTATTCGCATCATCAAATGTACTAAATAAATTTGTAGCAGTTGTTCGTTGACCTGGTGCAAATAAATATCTGTAGATTCCTCTTAATCCTCTACCCAAACCTTCGCCTCCAGCTGACAATAAAGCTTCATAAGCAATATCTTTTGTAGTGTTACTTAATTCCATGTCTTCACCATTAAAGACAAATTCATCTAACGCTTTTCCAATACCTCCACCTAAACCAGTAATTGCCATTGCTGGAATCGTTCCCATCCCCCCAGTTAAGACAGAAGCCGCAACTGCACCTACTAAAGGAAGACCCATAGATGATTTTAGTTCAGCAAGGTCATATATAAAATCAGGATTCATTGGATTTAAGTTTTTAAAAAAACCTAAGTCAGCATCAATTAATCGTCCTCGTTTTCCTTCTAATAAAGGGTCTTCACCAATTTTAGCTAACCCAACATCAGTTAAATAATATCTACCTCTGTTGTCTTTTCCAAAACCTTCTTTACCTACTTTCTTTTGCAGAAATGCCACACGTTCTTCTTCATTATCTTGTTCAGCAAAGTTAGATCTAAAATCAAAATTTTTAACACCTTTAGTGTTATCTATATCATCATTAGCACCAAATGGATTTGTAATATTGCCTTGAGAAAATTTAAATACATCTCCGTCTTGAGACATATTTTTATCTTGACTGTAACCTTTTTGTTTTAGAATATTTAATTGATCAATATTTAAATCTTCAAGATCTAATTGTTTTCCATCTTTTAACTTTTGGAGTTGTTCTACATTTAAATCTTGTAAGTCTAGCATACATAACCTTTATTTTTTAGTTTTTTCAGCAATGATTTCATCTATTGTTTTTCCTGAATTATTTGTAAATCCTCCAAAACTACTTTCTGGATTTTGATAAGTGTAACCATACTGACCTGCTTCTAATTCTAATTGACCATTAATAATACCTAACATTTTATTTAATTTTTGATTAAACTCTGCTGGGCTTTCTGTATAAGAAAAACTTGCTAAAATTTTTTCAATTCTTTGAATGTCTCGATCACTAACTGGACTTAATCCTCTAGTTAGTTCTTTAGCAAATGCTACTTTTAGATCATTAATAATTAATTTTAATCGTTGAGCAGGCATTTGATTTGCATTATCTACACCAGTAACTGCTTCTAAAACACTAAAAAAATCTCCACCAATTTTATCAAAAGTGCTTTGAGGTCCTGCTTTATTGATAATAGACATTGCTTCTAGAATACTGTTTCTAGTTCTAGATAAATTTTGAATTTTAGACATTGATTCACGATGTTTTTCTGGATCGTATTTTTTTAAACCATAAAGTTCTGCCTGTTTATCAACTGCATATTTTCTAGACTCAACTTCATCTTGTGAAATTTTTAATTTAGTAGCAAGTTCCATTAACTCTAAATCAGCATCACTTTTTTGTTTTTCTTGTTCGATAAATGTTTCTAATGCACCTTCTCCTGCACCTGCAAATATTTCAGCAAATGCTGGTAGTCCTTCTTGGTATGAAGTACCTTTCATTAAACCTAACGCTAATCTCATTAATGGTAGATTAACAGAAGACCCTTCTTTTCTTTCTTCTGCTAATTCATCCATGATGTTTCTAATTTGTTTTTTAGTAGATAATTCAGCTGGATCTTTTGGAGTTTCATCAATTAAATTTTTTTGTACAAGATCTCCTGGTTTTTTAGCAGTTACATAATTAGTGAAAATTTTATCAGCTTCCTCACTCCCTGTTGAAACCTTAATATCACTTGTTGTTTTCTCAGAAGGAGTTAATTTTGCAATAATGCTTGGATCTTTTGTAATTTCTTTTTCTAAACCTGATACTTCAGTATCAGCTTCAGCTCGTTTAGTTTCTCTTTTTTCTGCTAAAGTGCTTTGTTTAGCAGAAGTAGGGACTCCCATAAAATAAGCTGTATCAGGGTCATAACCCTCAACATCAAAAAATTTAGTTCCAGAATATCCTGGATTAGTTCCTGTTAAAAATTCTGCACCTAAGTTAATAGGCACCGCACCTAAATCATATAATGCTGCTCCTGCTTTTTTACCTTCTTTAACAATAGTTTGTCCTGCTGATTTTAAGGCTTGACCTAAAGGCACATCTTCAAAGAAACCTTCTTTTCTAGCTTCTCCGCCTTTATCCATTTTTAAAGTAACAATACCTCCAGCTCTAAAATGCTGAACAGCTTTTTTTCTAAAATATTTTCTTTCTAATACTTTACTCATTACTTACCTGCAAATGCAGCATAAGCCCCAAGACCAGTTCCAACTGCTTGTGCTGCTGGACTTGCGGTAGGTACTGCGGTTTGTGTTACTTGTTGTTGAGAAGAAGGAACCCCTCTTTGAATATCACTAACAAAAGAAAGTCTAGTGTATGGATCTTGTATTCTTCTCTCTTCTGTTTGTCTTAATGCATCAAGTCTTGCTTGTTCAGTAGCTTGTGCAGTAGCACCAGTTGTGCTTAACGCTTGAATATCTTGCGCTCGTTGTCTCATTAAAGCATCCGCTGCTGATAAACCTGTTTGTGCTTGTAATTGTTGTCCTCTTTGGAAAGCATCTAAAGCTCCTGTAAAGGCAGCATATTGCGATTCTCCTATTTTTCCAAGTCTTGCTCTTTCTTGTTCTGCTAACTGTATCCCTTCTCGACCACCGCCAAACGCACCTGCTTGAATTGCTTTTTGTGCAGTTTGTTGTTGTCCCATTTGTGCTTGTCGATTGATTTCATCAATAATGTAAGATTGATATGGGTTTAAATATTGTTGAAACTGTTGTGATGAAGGATCTAATGCAGCAGCAGTTTGTGCTCCTGTAATAGAGGATATACCTACCCCTGTTTGACCTGCAAGAGCTCCAGCTGCTTGTTGTTCTTGTGTTAAACCTGCTGTTTGAAATGCAGGTAAGTTTAATGGTTGTCTTGCAACACGAGTTGCTTCGTCCATTAATCCAAGTCTTCTTGCTTCGATCTCTGGTGCTTCTCTAATAGTTTGTACGTTTGTAGTGTCCGCGGGTGTTCCGCCTCCACCTCCTCCGCCTCCTGACATTATGCGTGCCCTCCTATAAATTTATCCATTTGTACATGATTAAAATGAAAACCTAAAGGTTCTAACATTTTTTTCCATCCTGGTCTCCCGTATACCTCTAACTTTTTACAGCCACAGTTTTCAAAAGCCCATTTTTCAAATACGTTAATCTTGTCAATCCATAAAGGCAAATCTGTTCCAGTTGCGATATTAACCACCCCTACATTGTAATTCGGATATTGTGCTATTTCAGAAATACAAACACCTTTAAAGTTGTCTTGGTTATCAACAGTTACCCACAATTGTTTAATACCTTGTTTACACATTTCTTTTACATGTTGATTGTCCATTAATGTTTTACCTTCATGATTTCTTTCTAATGCAGATTGTACTTTGTCTTTTACTAATGGCCATACTTTATCTATTTCTTCTGGTTTAAATTGTATTAAATACATTATCTTCTTCCCATGCTAGCTAATTTATCTAACTTCGCCATTTGATCATAAAAATATTTAGCACCCATTTCTCTTTGTTGTTCTTTATCATTTGGATCCGCACCCATTGCGATTCCCGCACCCCGTACTGCGCTTGATTTAGTTACGAATTCGCCATCGGCTAGTTGAGCAAGCATAGTATCTTTGTTTTCAGATCCTTTGCCTGCAGAATCAACTACCATTTTACCAGAAGTTCTTTTATAATTCTTTTCGTTATTTTCATCTTTATTTGTTTTACTAGGTAAAGCATCCACTAAATCTCCTTGATTAAATTTGCTTGTTTGTTCTTCAGCATCACTTGGTTCGTTAGTAGACCTTTGACTTATTTCTTGATCATAAGCTTCTTGTAAAGCTTGTAGTCTTTGTTTCATTTCTTCAATTTCATTTAGTTGCATTTGGTTTGTTCTAATTGCGGCAATGCCTCCTGATCTCATGTTTGCATATGGTTTTTCTGGAAACTTAGAAGGGTCTATTTCTTGATCACCAAAAGTTCTAAACGCTTCTGGTTGTGAATAATAAATTAAATTAGCTCCTGGAATTCTTGGATCTTTTGGATCTTGTGGATCAAATGCTCCCGCTGCATACAAGCCTGCACCTAATGCACCAGCACCAAGGCCTACTTTAAATTTATCTATTTGTCTATCTGCTCCAGTTCCTGATCTAAATACATCGGTAAAAGTTTCTAAACCTGCTTTTGTTTTATCTAAAAACGATGTTGGTTGTTGAGTTGCTTTAAAAAACATAGAAGGATCTCCGCCTCCTGGCACTCCTGATGTTCCAACTGTTCTAGCAACTTCAGTTGCTTTAGTTGCATCTTTAGCTGCACCCATACCTCCTGCAAATTGACCTATCCCATAAGTCAATGCAGCGTCTCGAACTGTAGATTTTAAAAGGTCAGAACCTCTTTTACCTTGTAATGCGTTAATACCGCCAGCAATTAATGCGGCTGTTAATGGATCCATATTATTATAACTCCTGTTTTAAAATACGTATAAGAGTAAATTTACTCAATTTTCATGCATTCGTCAATGAACTTGGCTCGAAAAGGATAGTTGCCATGGTGGGTTATTTCAGAGTTTATAAGAGCAAATATACGTCCACCAGCCTTCCTATAACGGTCACAGAAAGCAAAATCTTCCCCTATTATTTGACCAGTTTCTTTGATAAACTGAGTATCCCAAAAATTATAAGAATGTTCAGAATTTTTAACTGTTTCATTAATTAAGTGATTTTGTCTTACTTTTAATTCAGGATAAAATTTAATCATGCGTTCAATCGCTTCTCTTTTAATTAACATGCATCCCGCAGGACCTCTTTCAATCTCCATCCACCCGTTCACCGATTGAAAGTCATCTTGATTTATAACTTTAATTGGAAAATGAAACCCACCTTTATTGACTGGTACTCGATGGTTTTTGAATAATTCATCCGCTTTTTTCCAATCAATCCATTTCATAGGATAAGGAATTAAAGTTATTTCTTCATCGGCTTCAATCATTTTGAATATATCTTGTTCATTAAATTGAATATCTGTATCAACAAATAACATATGAGTACAATTTGAATGTAAGAAAGCTGCAGTACATGCATTTCGACCAAAGGTTACAATCGAACTTTTATGTAAATGTAAAGTAATTGCTATTTTTCTTTTATTACATTCTGCTTGTAATAAAAATATAGACCGCATGTAATGAATATCTACTTGACCGGTTGTTGGTGAAGTGACGTATAATTTAGTCATGTTTAATAAACTCATCCATGTATCGACCAATATATTGATGTTCACCAACATGCATAATATATTCATCCACTACGGCAAAGATCTTTCCGCCAACCTCTTTCCATAATTTACAAAAACCAAAATCTTCACCCATGTAAGTTTGAGTTTCTTTATCGTGAATCGTATCAAAAAAATTGTAATAATATTTCTTTTCTTCGTACTGGCCATTGATCACTGATTTTTGTTTAATTTTACGATCAGGAAAGGTTTTAATTAATTTATCAAAAACGGATCGTTTAATTAATAAACAACCTGCTGGAGCATGAGTAATTTCTATAATACCTTTATCCATTACAATATTACTGGCATCCTCTAACCGCACTGGATAAGTACAGCCTCCAGTTTCCATGTCTTCTTCTGTTTTAATTAATCCTCTTTCAAAACGTTCTTTTAACTTCATCCATTGAATACTTTTTAAGGGGTACGGGACACAGATCACTTCTTTGTTTGAATTAATCATTTTTTCAATGACATGGGTTCCAACAGCAATATCTGAATCTAAAAACAATAAATAATCAGCATCAGTTTCTAAAAAAGAAGCTACTGTTAAATTTCTACCTTGTGTAATTAAAGAAGATTTATGCATTAAAAAAGATACACTATTACCTTTTTTCATAAAATCTTTTTGAATTTCTAATAAGCATTGAGTGTAATGAATAGATACTTCGGAATGTACTGGTGTTCCTACACAAAGTCTAATTTGTTTGTTATCCTCTTTCTGGATTTCTTTATTAAACCAAATAGGTTTTGAGGGATCTTGTGGATTCACGTTAACTTCTTTTATAGTTTGATAAGTGTCTTCATTTGACCAATTTTTACTTTTTTGCATTAAGGACGCCTTGTAAAAAATTATTCCATTCCATTGCTCTTTTATTCCAGTTATAATATTTTTGATAATAAGTTTGTTGTAGATCTAAACTATCTTGAATAGTCTTTTCATGTAAAGTTTCTGCAGCCATATCAATAGCAACAGCAAATGTTTGAGATAATATTTCAAGATCTTTAGTGTACGTTATATACATTGGAAACTCAGCGCAAGTTTCATACAAAGCTCCATAGTTAGTAACAATCGTATATAAACCAGCAGACATACTTTCTATTGCAGATATACAAGAAGTTTCTTCAAAGATACTTGGATATACATACAAATTATAATTATTTAAATTTTTTAAAATATAATCATTGGGTTTGTAGCCAATATAATTTACATTAGGTAATTCAGATGCTTGTTTATATAAAGGAATATATCTTTCATCATTACGTTCTTTAAAAGCATCTCCATATACTTGGGTTGAACTATATACATCTAATTTAATTAATGGATTTTTAACTAATTGCATTGCACCTAATAATACAGATAAACCTCGCCATGGTGTGTTTTGATGTATGATTCTAATAGGATCTCCTTTTTTATAAG